TGTGGCTAAATTCATCTCCTTTTGCTGAAGGCTTTTTGCAATACTAATAATAACATGACCAACTTGTGCCTTCTTAATTGAACCCCCCATCTGGTCATTTGTTACCACATTTGCAGATATAGATGAGTTGTGTGTATAAATATCATTGGCATAAAACATATGGGTATCATCAACAGTAATGTCAATTGTATCCTCTTCACCTACCAATTCAATTGATTCAATTTCATCTAAAATTATATTAGTGTTTTTAACAAAAAGTGTATCACCAACAGACAACCCACTATCAATGGATAATAAACCCCCACCTAATGTTGGAAATTTGTGTTTTGCTGACACTTTTATTTCCTTCCCACTTTTTGTCTTAATTCTATAAACAGGCTGTTTCTCAATAGGGAATACATAACTAATTGCTTTATATCCTTTATGTGTTAGAATATTATCCCCAACTATAACATCCTTTATTTGAATTAATCCTTTATTCTCAATATCCACAATAGTATCTAACGAAACACATCTATTCCCTTGTGTACCAAGCCATCCAGCAATATTTAACTCATGACACATTGCCTCAAAATGGCGTATAACGGATCCCTCATTTTTCCACTCATCATTGCCTTGTCTATCAGGTACAACACAATCAATATAATCCAAAACAACCAAATCAAGTTTAATACCATCAGCAATAACCTTCCTAATTTGATTCTTAATCTGGTTCATTGTTAAGGTATCAGATGGTAGTTTTTTTAGAATTAATTTATTAGTATGAGTTTCTTTTATATTATTAACAGTTTCTAATACTATTTCTTTGTTATTAGGCAGTTCATCTGGGGATATTTTAGTCCAAAGAGTCAAATGCTTTCTTTGTATAATCTTGGGATTATCCTCAAAGAATATATGCAAAACATTATAGTTATTATTGAAAGCTGTGTTTGCAACCAAGGTCAATAGAGTTGATTTGCCAATACCTGGGCCTGCAAATATAATACCAACCTCACCCTTGGCTAAACCCCCCTTTAAGAGAACGTCTATGCCCTTCACACCCATTGGTATGGGGTGTCTATAATCCTCATCTAATACACCAATCAAATCATTGAAAACTTCAAAACCATTTGTTTCTTTAACCCCTACCTGAAGGGCATATCTTAATAATTCTTCAAGTTGGTCATAAGATTCAAAATCACCCTCATTGATAACTTTTTGTGCTTTTTCCAAGACAATCTTAACCTCTTCTTGTTTGCAGAATTTAAGTGCCTTTTCTTGGACAAGTTCAACACCATCAAGTGGTGCTGAACTAATCTTACTTATGGTATCAATAACAATTTTTAAAGCCAATTCTTGCGATATTTCAGACTTTGCAACAACTTCCAATGTTTGAAAGTTGGGGGCTGCATCATATTTCTTATGATATTCCTTAATCATTTGAATGATTAATTTGAAATACTTATTTTCAAAATAAGATATTTTAATAAAGTCTAGTATTGTTCTAGCAAATTCCTTATCTAAAATAATCTGATTGATTAATTGTAGTTGGAACGTCTGCCCCAAATAATCAAAATTCTTTGACATAAAAAAATTATTAATAGTTAGACAATAAATTCTTTTCTAAATACTCGTGTGTTAAATTTTGACTAATTAAAATATTTGTTAATTCTTTTAATGTCTCCTTAATAAAATTACGAATATCAACTGTATATCTCACCTTTGGTGGATAAAGTTTACCATCAATTATCCTATGAGAAATAACTTGGTCAGAAATTTTAACATAGATATTAAAAAATTCTGGTTCATCTGTTGATGATGTTTCCATTATTGTGGGGTCATACAAAATACTATCCTTGTTGTCCATCAAATAACCAATTGATTTCATTTTTAGATACTTCTCCAAATCTTCTGAAAAATACTTAACAAAATCATGCAATTCTACTGAATCTTTTGCATCTGGATTAAGATTTTTAATGTTTAAAAACCTCTGAACAATAATGTTGTTGTTCAATGTCAATAAAAATTCCACCTTTGTTGTTTCATTCTGTCTCATAAAATGTTGTTTAATTATTAATTTTTTCTTTCTTTTCTACTCAATTTCATAAATGGTCTAACAAAATCAACCCAAGCATCATCCCTCTTTGGTAAGAACTTAAAGAATCCATCCTCATTCATTAATTTCATTAAATTCTTATAACTCCTATCAGTTGGATCAAGTTTATCATTGCAAATCTCATTAACCATTTCCTTTCCATTATCAGTTATCAATGGATTTTTTAAATCAATTATTTTTCCAATTTTATCAAAAAACTCTTCTCCAATAAAACCAGATTTACTAATACCTGATACCAAATTATCCAGAGATTTATTCTTTTTTTCTTCAAGCAAAACTTTTGCTTCATTTAATATTTCATCCAACCGGTAATCTCTCTTCTCAAAGTTTGGGAAAAATGCTTTTAATTTCTTCTCTCCAAAATTTGATATGCCATCAATATTGTCAGATGTATCTCCAACAATAACTTTGTAAATATACACATTATTATGGGGTATGTCAATATCCTTAAAATGAATCAAATCCCCATTCTTGCTATATGTCTTTGAACTTGGTGAATATACTGTCACATTTTCCCCTATCAACTGGGTTAAATCCTTATCTGCTGAAAATATAATCATCTTTTCACCTTTTGCTATCTGGGTATAATAAGCAATCAAATCATCAGCCTCATTCTGATCCACCTGGCATTGCCTAACAAAAACTTCTTCAAGATAATCCTTAACTCGTTCTCTCTGGTATAAATAAGATTCATATTTATGTTCATCCATTGAAATTCTACGGTTTTCCTTATACTTTGGATATATTTGTTTTCTTATTAAGGAATTCTCACTCCCATCCCAAAATACAACAACTTTATCATGATTATGTTTTTCAAGAAATAATCTAATTGTATTCAAAAAATGGAAAACCCCACCAATGTGCTTACCATCAGCATAGAATTCTCTTACTCCATGGAAACCTATTGTAAATAAGTTATTACCATCAATTAGTAGGGTTTTCTTCATATTATTCAAAGATTATAGCGTCTTCTTCGTCTTTTTCTGAAAAGGTAATATCACCATCCCCAGACAAAATACCATTCCAATATTGGGAATATTCTTTTTTATATTTATCAATTGCCTCTTTTGTATCTGGCAAATACCCTTGTGGTACAGCTAGTATCTTACCATCTTTATAAGCAATACCAGTAACATGATTCTTTAATATTGAAACCTTTGTTCTAATAGCATAAGAAACAGTTCTACCATTCTTTGTTGCTGTTATATGATTAATACCTGAATTCTTCTGATTGCCAAATAAAAATATTAAAGAAGATGCCAACCAAAGTGCCTCACCACCTTTTGCCTTAATTGTTGGTTGCCCAAATGGTGAATCTGGTAACTCAACCCAAGGTTGGTTAATAACAACTAATGTGTTATGATAGGGGTAATCTTCTTTCTTTGATTTTGAAATCCTTGAATGTAATCCCATACCAACTTTATCAGCAAGAACAGCAGCATTGTGCATCTTGCCCCCCTTCCCATCAAAAGTCATCTTGCAAGGGATTGAACCAATGCTATCAATCAAAAATAAAACAGAATATGGCAAATCACCTTTCTCTTGTGCATCCAAAATATCATTTATAAATTCTGTCATCTGCTCAATATAATCAAATGAATCATTAAAAATGAAATCACCATCCCATTCACCATCTTCATTAATTTCAGCATTTAAACCCAATTCAACAGCATGTGCCCAATTCCATTTCTTTTCTGTGATAATAAAAATGGGTAAGTGACCTTTCTTCTGAGCATCAGCAGCAGCCAATATCATAGCAGTTGTCTTACTTGTATTGGAATGACCCAGAAACATATTTATACCCCCCATAACAGGTCCAGGCACACCACAAGCATTATAAAAAGCATCACCACAAGAATAATAATCTTCAGGCTTATACTTTGTTTTTGTAGAAAACTTATCCTTAATAGCATCAATACTACTAACTGATGCCTTTTTCTTTATAGCCATATTATATTTTTTTAAGAAAATAATGGGGGATATTTATATACCCCCCCACTTTATAATTTAGATTTTTCTAAAATTAGAATGGTAAATCATCATCAATGTATTCATCCTCAGTAACCACTTTGGTTTCTTTAACTGATGCAGGTTTTGCACTAGTTGTACCACCAAAGGATGCTTCAGAATTTGATGTGTTTAAATAAACATACTTACCTTGGGAGTCATCCCATCTTGGGGATTCACCTCTTGAAATTGCTTCAAGATATTCTAATGGTTTTCTACTATAAACATCTTTCCAAGTAGATTCATCATCAAGCCATTTTTTCGCTAAATTAACATCAGTAGATAATGGTGTTGGATCATCATACATAATTGTAGATACACTTGTATATTCCTTTCCTTTTGGACTTTTTGATTTAACTAACTCAATAATCAAATCTCTTCCATTGTCAATATCAGAAATATCACCCTTGTTTCTAAAGATTGGTATCATCTTGTCTAAAATACCATCTTTCTTATAATTGTGTTTAAATCTCCAATACTTTGGCCCTTCTTCTTCCTTGTCTCTGTCAATAACTTTAACAACATAAAATAATTTAGCCTTATAATCTTTGGCTAATTCATCATCATCTTTGCGTTTTGTTGCTTTCAATGCATGGTAAACATCATTCAATGGAGATGCTTCATTGTCATTACCTGCTGGGTCATAAATCTTTTGGTAGTATCCACCAACTTGTAATTCGTGAAACCACGCCTCCTTAAATACAGATGAACCATCAGTTGTAGGCAAAATTCTAATTCTCCTTTGTCCAGTACTCTCTTTGTCGGAAAGTAATAAAGTAAAATAACGTTTCATCCTGTCCTCTTGTGATAATTTTTGGGAGTCCCCCTTTTGGTTTTTTTCATACTGTGCCATTATGGCATCTAAATTTGACATATTATATAGTTTTTGTTTACAATAAATATTACTTAACAAGTATAGGTAACTTTACCAGAAAAAAAAAGGGGTGTTACCCCCTTTTTTATTAAAAAATAAAATAAATTATCTTCTAAAATTGTAATTATTATCATTCATGAAATCATCCTCTTCATCATCCATAGAACCAAATGAATCCTTTATTTCATTTGGATTAATATTCACAACATCATCTGATGTTAAAACATAATCATTTTTTCCACTCTTTTCCATTTCAACTTGTTTGTCGTCAAAAAATTGAGATAGTTTTTGATTGAATGGATAAGAATCATAAGTTCTTAACTCAAGTTTTTCCTCTGGGGTCTTTTCACGATACTTCTCAACCTTTGAATCAATAGCATTTAACTTCTCAAAGATACTATCCATTTTGGCTAATTTTTCCTCCAACTTGGTAATTTGTGAAAATAAATTATCAAAATATTCATTTTGCTTTGATTCAATATTTTTTTGGCTGGTAACTAAATCAGTAATATCTAATTCTTCTGAATCACCCTCATCTCCTTTTTCTTCACTATCACCCTCATCATCAATAACTGTAACATCCTCATCTGCTTCAACATCAATTGGTTCTGGATTTGCAGCACTTAAAGCATCTTCAGCCCCCCCTGGTGGAATTGGCGAAACTTCTCCTGGTGGGGTTAATGGTGCATTTGGCATTGGTGCAGCATTTGGATCATCCATAGGTGGTGGTGGTGGGGGTAAAGTAGCATCTTGCTCACTTATATATCTATTGATATTATGATATCTACTAATTTCATTTAAAATTTTCTGATCTATTTTCATTTTATTAATCATTTAATAATTCTTTTATCCCACCATGAGTTTTAACCTTAACTTGTCTGTTAATTGTTTTAGTTTCAGTACGCTCAATTAAGCCATCCTTTTCTTTAACAACAAAACATTCACCTGTGATTATATCACAAACTTCTTTTGAACCATCATCTAATATTTGTTCTTTTGTAGAAGATGAATGTCTTAAATAACTATTTAAATTCTCAATCATATTATTTTATTTTACATATAAATATATCAATTAAACCAATTATTCAAATAATTTTAATTTAATTTAGGATAAAGAATTAATTTTGTATAATTAACTCTCCAATATTTTATTTTTAATAATGAATCCTCAATAGAAATAATATCTCCAATCTTATCATTATTATCTGGGTTTTCATCATTTTTAATGAAATTACTATCACTAGTTATTTTTAACCTAATATCATCTTGTGTTAACTTATATTTATTATCTGTAGTTGTTGCAGATTCAGCAATAAACTTTATTCCAGTATAAGGCACATTATTACTTTCTTTATCTATTTTAATATTAACTAATATTGAATAAGTCTCCCCAGATTTAACATTAACTTTAAAATCAGATATAATTGGCGCAGCATCAAGAACATATAATTTAATTAATGTCTCCTCAATAGTTTTATTCATATTATCCAAAAATAATAATTCTTTTGGATTTTTAGTTTCAAAGAATAAATCTAAATAATATGGTAAAGTATATGAAGGCTCCCTTGGTATTCTTGTTGTTTTAATATTATTATATGTATATTCACACACTTTATTTAATTTAACCAAATTAGCATTATTTTTTGCATCAACATAATTTGCTTCTTGATTTTTCTTAAAATCTTCTGGTGGGGATAATGCCCTCAATGACACATATGCACTTTGTAATTTTTTTTCTAATGCAGCATAAACCTTATTCTTCTTTAATTTTTCAATTCTATTTACTGCACCTAATACTGCATCATCAGTTGGATTTTCCCCATAAAGCCAAAAAATTATATATAAATCTATAAAACTACCTAAATTGCTTTCTACCCTTGACACAAAACCTTCAAGTGCCAAACTCATATATTTAACATATAAATCAAATGAACTAAAAATAGCAAATGGTGTTTGTATCTTTTCATTCTCAACATTCTTTGCACAATAAAATGTTTTTTTATCTTGGTTAAATGCTGACGGATTACCCCTACCATAGGTTAACCATACATTTCCAAAGTTATTGTGATTTGCTTTAAATTTATTATCATCAAAAGATGACAGATAACTTATAATGTAAATATAATCAGCCAATTTACCACCAACTGTTTTGGTTATTCCAGAATATATTTCAGTTGCAGATGAATAAATAATATTCTCATCTGTTATTCTTTCATATTCAACATAATTTTCAAATAAGTATTTTCCACATTCACTTGAATTTGTTTGTTTTGTTCCACTAGTTTGAGAATTATTTGTTTCACTAGATTTTTCTGTCTTCTCATTTTGAATAGATTTAGCATAATTACTTTCTATCTTGGACAATAAATTTTCATTAATACTAGTTAAATATGTATCTGTACTTGGGGGTGAGTATATACTTTGTCTAGTTCCTGTAAATGTAGTTTCAAATGTTCCTGGTGCAATTTTATGTGATACTTCTGTAATGAAATAAGGTCCCCCAAACATTGGAACATGTTCCAAATTGAAGTACATTGTTGGTTGAATTAAAGCATTACCAAAACAAGTTATAGTAGATTTATAACTTAAATTCTTATATAGATTAAATAATGATGCACTCTGTGTAGTTTCTCCCCTACCTGAAACAGAATTTCTAATTTCCTCTTGTTGTATCAATGATTCCAATGTTGCTGTACCATTATTCTGGTCAACTGTTACCCCATAGAAAATGGCTTGATTTCTAATTCCAGCATCAACCAAAAAACTAACACACTTATTTGATTGAGACCAATCTTTTTTACTTGTTTGATCCTCCAAGAATGGTATCTTTGATGGTTTTAACATATCAATAGCGTCATCCCCATATCTAAAATCTTTTGGCCCTTTAGGTGTTGTTGAATCTCTTCCAGAAAAAATACAAACCAATTTTGGTCCTGATTTTCTATAATCAACATCTGTATAATTACCCCAAACATCATTGGCAATATCAGTAGCACTTTCAATTACATCTTCAATATTATCAGTTGGTGATAATGCCCCATAGAAATTAACATAAGATGGCATTGGTAAAACATTAAAGTTATTCTTAACAAGAATTCCACCAATGAAATTAAATACTGGAGTCTTTAAATTTGTTTTTGTCCCTACAAATATTTTCTTCAAATCAAAAATATCCACATAATATAAATCACCAATATTCCTACCACCCCTGTCCAAAAATAAAACATCCTCAAATAAAGTTCTACTTGTAAAATCACTACTAGAAATCCACTTGTCATTTATTGACTTAAATGTTTCATATAAATCATATTTGGAAAATTTACTATCTAACCCTGAATTTATTTCATTAATTTCAATAATATCAATATTATCAATCTCCTTCTCTAATAAAGTTAATGTTGCATTTAAATTATCCTCCACAAAAGTATCTAATGAATTTTGATAATTGTTTAACAAAATTAAAAATTGTTGTCTGTTAAATAGGGGGTTATTTAATTTTTGTGTTGCATATATTTTAATTGGTTTTGCTAATGCAATAACATTTGCTTCAGTAAATTCAATATTGTTATCAATAAAGAAATCTGTAATATATGAACCATTATTTTTATAAGTTAATGAACTAATTGTTGAAAAACCAACATGTTGTCTTAATGCCTTCCAAGCATTTTCATTTGCTAATTCAGACAATTGTAATGCTATATTATTTGGTAAACTATTTGCTACATACCCATTAAATTTTGCTGGATTTAAAATCCTAGAATTACCACCCAAATGACTAATTAATGAATTATAATAATATCTATCATATTGTGTTGGATTACCATATTTAAATAACATATCATAACTCAAAAATCCATCCAAAAAATTGGTTATATTCTCTTTCTGATATTTGGCAGATTGTTCATAAAATTCAGTATTAATTAAATCAAGATAGTTTGATGGGACTTCCATCAAATTTCTAAAGAGTAATTGGAAATTTTTATATGCCGAGACTGGATTACTATAATCCAAACCAATCAAATTTATCTGATCCTTATCTTGGTCAATATCATATATTGATTTGCTGAAATTTAAAAATTCAGTTTCAAATAAATTTAATGTATCATAATCAAATATTGAAAATATATCCTCAATTGATGCATAATTTTCATTCCCAAAATCCATTAACAATGAAAATGCATTTGCATCTCTTTTATTATTAAGATATTCTGTATGATTTGGTTTTTTTAAATTATCTAATGTAAATGAATTATATTCATCTTGCATAGTCAAACTAATTCCCCCATTGTGAGCAGTATTCAATAATGAATCAACTGATGAATAATTAAAAGTACTTTTAGCTATTGAAGAATTTGTAATTAAATTATTATTTGTTGATGGTAATACATAATATTTAGATGTTGTACTAAAATTTGTATCTTCACAATAATTGCTAAATGTTGAACTATCATATATATTTTTTGGAACTAATGCAGTATAACAATTAAATGTTAACCCACTTATACCATATGTTAATGAATTAATTACTTTAAAACCCCTTTTCTCATTTACATTCAATTCATTATTTGTAAATCCAGAAAATAAATCATACCCATTTAAAAAAGCATTATAATCATTTAATAATACAGGATAAAAACCTATGCTAATATTATTATTTTCTTTTAATTTTATTGGCTGATTACCATTAATAATATATTCAAAATTTGAATCCGCATTAAAATTTGTTTTATAATCAAAATCTTTCCAAACTTCATCCAAAAAATCTACCCCAGTCTTAACTGTTTCTTTATACCTATGCCATATTGATCCATATTTTAATATCCAAGCATATGGTAATTTATGCAAAGCAGAATACTTTATAAAGGTTGCAAAAACGTGTCCATTCTTCTCTGGTTTGCCCTTATCAATGAAAAAACTGGTAAGGGGTGATAATGGT